ACAATCTCATTGGCTGCATACGGAAGTACCTATGCTCGAAGATGTCAAAGATTGGAAAAAGAAACTCACTAAAGAGGAAAAACAATTACTTACCCACATCTTTCGGTTCTTTACCCAAGGAGACATTGACGTTGCTGGCGGCTATGTTAATAATTATCTGCCTTATTTCCCTCAGCCTGAAATACGAATGATGCTGTTAGGCTTTGCTGCTCGTGAAGCACTTCATGTGGCCGCATATTCACATTTGATTGAAACTCTTGGTTTACCAGAAACAACATACAACGAGTTTATGGAATATTCCGAAATGAAAGAGAAACACGATTATGTGTTAAACATTTCTGGTCAGAATACAACTAAAGAGAATACTGCAACCCACATCGCCGTGTTCAGTGCATTCACTGAAGGGATGCAGTTATTCTCCTCCTTCATTATGTTGTTGAATTTCCCACGACATGGTAAGATGAAAGGTATGGGACAGATTGTTACTTGGTCTATTGTTGATGAAACTCAACACACCGAGAACATGATTAAATTGTTTAGAACATACATAGAAGAAAATCGTGAGATTTGGAATGATGAATTAAAAGGTCGTCTATATACTATAGCAGAGCGTATGGTAGAGTTAGAAGATAAATTTATCGATTTAGCATTTGCTATGGGCGCCATGGAAGATTTATCAGCTGAAGATGTTAAGAAATACATTCGTTATATTGCTGACCGTAGATTGATTTCATTAGGACTAAAAGGACAATTTAAAGTGAAACGTAATCCTTTACCTTGGGTAGAAGAAATGATTAATGCACCAACACACACCAATTTCTTTGAGAATAGAGCAACCGATTATGCAAAAGGTTCTTTATCTGGAGATTGGGGTGATGTATGGGGTAAGGCTGCGTAATGGCTTACTCTGATAAAGTAATCGACCATTATGAAAACCCACGTAATGTGGGTAAAATGGAAATTGATGACACCATCGGTACAGGTATGGTTGGTGCACCAGCATGTGGTGATGTGATGAAACTACAAATTAAAGTAGATGATGGAATCATCACAGATGCAAAATTTAAAACATATGGTTGTGGTTCAGCGATTGCTTCATCTTCTTTGGTAACAGAATGGGTTAAAGGTATGCACATCGATGATGCTATTAACATTAAAAACACTCAAATTGCTGAAGAACTTGCATTACCACCCGTTAAAATACATTGTTCAATCCTTGCAGAGGATGCCATTAAGGCTGCCATATTAGATTATAGGAGTAAACATCAATGATTACCGTCACCGATTCAGCATCAGTAAAAATTAAAGACCTTCTATTAGAAGAAAATGATCCTACACTTAAAGTACGAGCTTTTGTAAAAGGTGGTGGATGTTCTGGATTCCAATATGGTTTCACAATGGATAGTGAAGTCAATGAGGACGATTTTGTATTTGGTGATGTTGTAATTGATTCGATGAGCTCACAATATATGACGGGAGCTGTCATTGACTATAAAGAAGATGCTGCTGGCAGTCAATTTTCAATTACCAATCCTAGTGCAACAACAACTTGTGGTTGTGGGTCATCTTTCGGTGTCTAATCTAGAACCAAAAACAATTCGCTTGACTGAAAAAGCGAAATTGAAAATAAAAGATAACCTTGCCAAACGAGGCAAAGGCTTGGGAATTAAAGTTGGTGTAAGAACTACAGGATGTAGTGGGTTAGCATATACGATTGAGTATATAGATAATCTAGATGAAAAAGAATTATATTGGATAGGTGGCGATGAAGGTTTTATGTTAGTGTCCACTAAAAAAGATTTTGTATACTTAGAAAATATGACCATAGACTATGTAAGAAATGGACTTAATGAAGGATTTGAATTTGTAAATCCTAACGAAAAAGACCGTTGTGGCTGTGGTGAGAGTTTTAGAATTTAATTAACAAGGAGAATTATATGTTAGACACACTATTTTGGATTTTTATTGGTGCATTTGTAGGTTGGCACTTTCCTGAGCCATTTTGGGCTAAAGCAATTAAAGAAAAAGTTTTAAGGATGATTAAGAAATGAGAAAAATTAAATTATTTTTGATGACAGCACTCATCATGGTCAGTTCAGGTGCATTGGCCAATCCATATAACTGGTCAATCACTAGAGTTATTGATGGTGATACAGTTGAATTCAATGCACCATTCATGCCAGACCCATTACCTAAGAAATTGTCAATTCGTGTTCTCGGAGTTGATACACCAGAAAAAGGTCATCGTGCATCATGCCCTCAAGAAGCGGCAGCTGCTGAGAAGGCCTCACAATTTACCAAAGATACATTGAACAGAGCATATAAAACCAATCAACAGGTTCTCATTGAATTAAACTCACACGACAAATACGGTGGCCGTGTTTTAGGTGATGTGATTGTTAATGGTCAAAGATTATCAGCATTGTTAATTGCCAATGGTCATGCAAGACCTTATTTTGGTGAAAAGAAATCTTCATGGTGTAACTAATGAAATCATTACATCACGTATGTGACAATTGCGGCTCAGATTTTGTAATTCGATATGATGATGCACAATGTGAAAGTGATCCTTTACATTGTCCTTTTTGTGCGGAATATATTGTAGATCCTGAAGAAGTTTCTGATGAAGATGAAGAATGACATGGTATCACTATAACACACCAGCCGAAATAACTTCAGAAGAAACTGAGGGTTATTTCGGTTTCGTGTATCTAATTACACATAATAAAACTGGTGACAAATACGTTGGTAAGAAATTCTTTACCAAATCTAAAACCAAGCAGGTCAAAGGTAAAAAGAAAAAGATCCGTGTTGCCTCTGATTGGGAAACCTATTGGGGTTCTAATACCAAACTACAGGAAGATGTGAAGCTGAATGGGGAAGAAGAATATACCCGTGAGGTGTTGCATCTATGTAAAAACCGAAGTGAGTGTTCGTATTGGGAAACCTACGAGATTTTCAGTCGACACGCTCTGATGAGTAACACCTATTACAATGAATGGGTCTCCTGTCGTATTAGGAAAGCTCACCTAATTAAATCTAAAGATTAACTTAAAAACGGAACACCGATACTTATAATGTTTCGGTGATAGTATCATTTCATCCTATAAAATAATATTACAATTGCCTCATTTTATGTTGCATTGCAGTATAATAATGGATAAGTAGTAATGTGGTGTATTTTAGCACCGATGTTTAATTAACGGAGATATTAATGAGATTTTTAAAAGCTATTTGGGATTTTTTGGCTGATATGGGTATGGCAAAACATGCAGCATATCTAACAAGAACAGGTAGAGTTGCAGAAGCTCAATCTCTATACAAAAAAGGAAATGATAATGTTTGATTTATATAAAGTAACCACTATTGATGAAGTAATTAATAAAAGTAACGAAGCAACTGTTAAAGCAATTGACTATCAAGAGTCAGCAGTTAAAGAGTATTTCAAGTTTTTAAATGATATTACAAATAATACCTTTTATACATATACTGTAAGCGCTGAAAATGCGATCAAAAAAGGCACAGTATATGCAAAAGAAGCAATCACCAAAAACAAGAAACTTTCAAAGGTTTCTTGAAATAGCTAATAAGTACAGAACTTGGCTACCAGTCAGTCGCAATGGCTGGTGGTTAAAGTTCTCTACTTATGATAACGATAATATATTATTGATTGTTGTTTCTCAACATACTGGTCAAACTGTAATCAGATATTTTAATCATGAAAATGAGGCAGTAGAATTCATTAATTATATTTGTGAATGTGATCCTTACATCAAAGCTATGTGTGATAACTAACTTGCGAGTAACATGATGAGAAACATCTATACCGCACTTACACTAGCACCTGCACCCTTGTTCTTTGTGGGCTTTGTCTACAGCTTGTATACACCCAGTCCAATCTGCGGCACGGACTATTCTATGAGTGTGATGTGGTTTGTCATGATGTTGGCACATCTAACGCCGTGGCTGTTATGGCTTCAACAGCGTAACTTTACCCGGAATTGAAAAACAGCAGTGATAAGCACCTTGTAACACCGCCCAAGATTCCCAATAGTAGCATTCAAGCAAATCCTGACGGTCTGCAGGACACCATACAAGATCACGAATTTCAATAACACCCACAGGTCCCTTGATCGACACAGTACAGTCGTGCTCACCAGTGGCAGCTATCAAGGTGAGTTTTGTTATACTGTACCTCCTATGGCCATCATGCATTTGAAGTTAGTTTAAAGAGCGGAATATCTAATAGCATTAACACGAATGCCTGTACCACCATCTGGATTAACCACATAGAGATTATAAGTAGCGGCTGATTTAGGTGGTACTTGTACATTTAATCTAGTACTGCTAACTCTTGTGACTGCTGATGCTGATGTAGTATCAACAATTACTGTTGCACCAGTAGCAAAGTTTTTGCCAGTGATTACAATATATCCACCACCCGTATTAACAGATGTGTTACTCGATACTACAAAAGTACTATTGGCGTAACTGACCGTATTAATTCTCGGCGGCAAATTTGGTACTGTAATTGTTTGAGATATAGCATCTATTATAGATTCATCTAGATTTTTTTCGGAGATAGTTCCATCAGCTATATTGTGATTACGAACTTTAGTTGTTGTCATTTATCTTTATCTTTCTTTTAATAAGACCTGATAGCAAAACCTTCAGTAGAGCTAGCAACAAATTCAACCCAATTATTAGCAGTACCTAGTTGTACTGGACTGAGTATTCCATTACCCCATTGCCATAAAGTACCATTGGTTTTCTGAGCAAGATTATAATTATATCTTGTACTTATTTTACTCCAATCGGTATCTGATCCTATTTGCACGGGACTGGATCTAAGAATTATATCATTATAACCTAATTGACCTTCATTATTATTACCCCATGACCATAATGTACCATCTGTTTTGATGGCCAATGCATGATTGTTTCCACAAGCTAATTGAGCCCAATTATTTAACGCTCCAACTTGAACTGGACTAGACACATTAACTGTTCGATTAAGTCTTGCACCTTGGCCATAGCTATTCGATCCCCACGACCATAACCTTCCTTGTCGTATACCAAGAGTGAAGTATTGCACACCAAGTTTAACATCTGTCCATTCATCCTCAGGACCAAGTCCCACTTGCGTTGGCCTTGATTTTAAAAATGAGGCATTGGCACCCGATGAACCAAAATTACCAGTTCCAGTAGCAAACATAGCGCCAGGTATGGTTCTTCTAAGAATAGCTAAATTTTGGCCAGCTGTCATCGTTTCATAGAAGAAAAGTTGTACTGGTTGAGACCTATTGATTGTGTCATTATACCCTAATTGACCTGCACCATTATCTCCAGATGCCCATATTAAATTATCATCTTTCTGAAAAAACATTTGATTGGACGTAGCAGCAAATACATTTTTCCAATCATTATCGGAATAACCTGGACCCGTCAATTGTACTGGACTAGTTCTATTAACTCTATCACCAAGGCCTAACTGTCCATCATTATTAGGTCCCCATACCCATAGTGTACCATCTGTTCTTACAGCACCAGTACCAAAAGGTGTTGAATCTATTTTACTCCAATCATTCAATCCAGTATATTGATATCTTGTCGGAGCTTGACTTGGAGACAAGGTAAATAAAGCTAGTCGTGATGAAGAAGTGACTGTTAATTCAAATGTCTTAGGTGAATCCTGTAACTCAGCATCAGTAGCTATAACATCAAAACTATATTGAGATAAAACAGTAGGAGTACCATAGAAATATCCATTGGCTAGTAATGTAGTGCCGGCTGGTAGAGTAGAATTGTTTGCTAATGCGTATGATACGGCGCCTGTGGCATTAAAATTAAGATTGAATGCCTGATTAATGACTTCATAACCTAAAGGACTTAAAGTAACCCAAGTTGGATTAGCAGAATATGTAAGAGCATTAACTCTTATACCAGTACCTCCATCCGGATTGACCACATAGAGATTGTAAGTAGCGGCTGATTTGGCCGGTACCTGAACATGTAATCTGGTACTATTAACTCTAGTGACAGATGTTGCTGGAGTAGTGTCAATTAAAACTGTT